GGCAGGCGGCGGGGGGTGGGTATTCGCGGCGGCATGATGAGGAGGTGGCCCATGCCTAGAGGACAACGAATTTGTCCATGCGGATGTGGATCCTACGTTCCGGGGCGCCTCGTGTGTTTGGCTTTTTGGAGGGGCCTCGCATTGCCGCTAAAGGCGCGACTCAACGGCAACCGTGGGGTGCGACGGGCGGCCGTGAAAGAGGTTCTAAAGTTGGCGTATCAGCACGCCCAGGAGGGAAACGATGGACACGGAGAGCGGCAAAATTCGATGGGTGCCGGGGCCGGAAGGAAAAGCAGATCGGGAAGACCGTTTTCCCGGTGAACGAGACATATAAGACTCAGATTGTTGGGTTTATGTGGCGCGTTATTTTTCCGACGATATGTCGATTTCTCTTGCGCCCGGAAATCAACCCTGCGAGAATGTCCCCAGGATCGAGGGAGACCAACCCGATCCCCCGGAGGGCCTGACCGATGACAACCCGAATCCGAACCCGAGACGCATGGCACGGGATGAACTGGATTTCTCGAACCAAACGCCTCAGCATTTATCTGCGGGACAGGCTCTGCTGTGCCTGGTGTGGACAGTCCGATGACGAATCTGCCCTCACCCTCGACCAGCTCTGGCCCGCCCACCGCGGCGGCTCCAACGAGGCCACCAACGTGGTCACGTGCTGCGCCCGCTGCCACTCCTCCCGCGGCGATCGGTCGGTCCCGACGTTCGCGACCGCGGTCGCCGCCTACCTCGAGCACGGCGTCAAGGCCTCCGAAATCCTGGCCCACGTCGAGGCGACCGCCCGCCGCGCCCTTCCGCTCGACGAGGCCAAAAGCCTCATGGACGAAATGGACTTAACGGCGAAGCAAGGGAGCGGTATCGCCCGCGCCCGCTGACCCGAACCCGCCCCGGCCCTTGGAGGAGGCGAGGGAAATCCACACAGGAGAGCGACCCATGTTGAATCTGATCGAAAGCCTAATATCCCGCGACGACCAAAACGATCGTGACTCGTTCGTGTACGCGTTCCGACGACCGTATTGGCGGAAAAAACGAGTCTACGTCCGGGCAACGACCCTGGAGGGCGCCTGGGGGGCGCTGGAGGAATCCCTGTCGCTAGACAACACCGACGGCTGGGAACTGGTGACAATCGGCGACCAACGTCTATAGACCCTCCCGGGGGCCGCGCATCCTACACGCGGAAATCCACACAGGAGACCCACAAATGGACATCAAAATCATCCAAAACGGCATCAACAGCGCAGTCACAATCCCGGATCCGATCAGCAACGAGTGGGGCAGGGTGTGTCTGGATACCCCCGATTGGGCGGAGGGCGCCGTCATCGGCGCCGAGCTCGAGCTGATCTATCCCACCGCCGAGCTCGCGACCTGGCGCGCCAAGGGCGCCGTTCCGCCGACGCGCGCCCGCGCCCGAATGGAGGGCGATGCCCTGGTGCTCGGGCATGGCCTGGGGCTCAAATTATCCTCGCGGCCGTTGCTGCTGGCGCTCTGCGGCAATGCAATGGAGATCGATCAGGCAATCCGCGAGGCCGGTCGCGCCGCCTCGGACGCCGCACAAATCGCAGCCCGCGCCAGCGATGAGGCCCTCATCGCCCCCGCGCGGATCGAGGCCACGGAGTACGCGGCGGCAATCCCGGCGGATCATGCGCTCCTGGATACGCGGGATGATCCCAACGCCGCCGATGGCGGCGGATCCATCGATTACTCCTACCACGGTCACGCGGTGCGCTGGGATTTCGCGGGATTGATCCATCGCACATTTTCCGCAGTTCGCCCCGGCGCGGGCGGGGCGTTTTGGACGCGGGTCGTCGCCCATGCGCCGCGCGCGGCATTGGACGCGCTGGCCGCGGATGCGCAGATCAAACGAGCGGAACGCGAGGCCGCGAGCGCCAGACGCGCCGACACATTGCGCTCGACGCCGATCCCGTCGTCCGCGCTGGCGGCATACGATCGGTATGACGGCAACGCCGACCGCGCCTGGGAGGCGGGCGACGAAAGCGCCTGTTTCGCGATCAAACATTGGGCGCCGTATATCGAGGCCCAGGCCGCGGCTCCGGCCGCGACTTCCGCCCGCGTGGCGGAGGAATCCCGTGAGGCCGCGCGCGAGGCGCGGTTCGGGCAGGGATCCGATGAGTGACATCCTGCTCGCCGCCTATCAGCAGAAATTCGCGGAGATCGAGCGGCTGACCGCGATCGCAAAAACGGACTGCGAGGCGGCGGAGCGTCGCCTCGCCGACCTCTACCAACGCCGACGCGCCGCGGAACGTGAATCCGAGAAAATCGAGGCGGAACGCGAGAACGCCATCGCCCAGGACGAGCGCGAAAGCGCGTTTATGACGCTCTCGGTGGCGGAGGTTGGGAGGGATTTGGGGGCGACGGCGCGGACGGTGCGGTTTTGGATCACGCGAGAGGGCTTGCGGGCGCGGCGCCGGGCGGTGCCGGGGAAACTGGGGACTATGTATTTGATTCGGCGCGCGGATCTGGAGGCGTGGCTGAAGGCGGGGAAACGACCGAAGCGCGGGAGACCGCGGATCGTAAGGAGATGACATGAAAAAGAAGGAAAATCCAGAGGCCGGGACTCTTCACGGGTTGGAGCCGGCCGGGTGGAACCCGCGCCGGATCGGGAAGCGGGCGGAGGCGGGATTGCAGGCGAGCCTGGAGCGGTTTGGAGATCTGGCGTGCCTGGTGTATAATCGGGGGACGAAGAAGAACGAGGCGGGATCGGGTTTGGTTTGCGGGCATCAGCGTCGGGCGGCGTTGGAGCGGATGTTGGAGGCCTCGGGCGGGATCGATCGGGTGGAATGGGGTGAGGGGTACCAGACGCGGCGGGGCGCGGAGCGGGATGGGACGCTGACATTGCCGGATGGGTCGCGGTTCCGGGTGCGGGAGGTGGATTGGGACGAGACGATGGAGGCGGCGGCGAACACGGCGGCGAACAACCCGGCGATCCAGGGGGAATGGACGGAGGGGTTGTCGGCATTGCTGGAGATGATCGAGGGAGGCGGATCGCGCGGGGCGGGGATCTATCAGGAATTGTTGTTGGCGGAGCTGGAGGGCGCGGGCGCGGTGACGCTAAAGGGTTTGAAAATTGTCGACTGTCATGGGCGGCCACCGAGGTTAGCCTGGGCGCTGATCGGGGTTCCGATAGCGGAATTTGGCCGAGTGCAGGGGGCGCTGGATGGGCTCCGCGAAGTGCGGGGGATCCATATCGAGGTCTGTGGGAGCGACAATGAGCCACACCACTCAAACGGACAATAGCGCCTTGGAATCGAAGTTGGGGCTTCGTCGCTATTTTCTGGGGAAATACCATGGGGTCGCGGCGGCGCGGGTCTTGGATTGTTGCGGGGGTCGGGAGCGAATCTGGGGACGATTGCGGGACGAATTCGAGATCGCGGATTACCTGAGTCTGGACATGAAGAGGCGGGAGGGACGCTTGAGATTGGACAGTCGGCGATTTCTGCGCCAGAGGGGGCTCGAGTTCGACGTGATCGACATCGATACGTACGGGAGCCCCTGGAAGCATTGGAAAGCAATGTTGGAATTTTGGACCGGGACGCGGACGGTATTTTTGACCTGGGGCGCCGTTGGGGCGATAGCTGCCGATTCGATGGTACTGGAGGCGCTCGGCATCGGATTCGGCTGTTTTCGGACATTGAACACGTTTGCGGGCCTTCGGGAATTGGCGTTGCCGTATTTTTTGGATTGGGCGGTGGAATGGGGGTGGCGATTGGTGGAGGTTCGGGAGGCGCCGCGGGGGAAGAACGCGAGATATTTGGGGATCAACATGGAGAAAGAGACGCGTAAAGGAGACCCCTCGTGAACGAGACGAAGATCGCATGGACGACCTATAGTTGGAACCCGGCATCGGGGTGTCGGAAGGTGAGCGCCGGTTGCCGTTTTTGCTATGCATGGACGCTGGCGGAGCGGAAGCGCGGGACGGCGGGATTTCCGAACGGGTTCGATCTGACGTTGCGTCCGTGGAAGTTGGACGAGCCTCGGGCGATCGCTCGAAAGGCGGCGGGAAAGGGGGCGCGACCGATGATATTTGTGAACTCGATGTCGGATTTGTTCCTGGAGGAGATTCCGGACGAGTATCGGGACCGGATTTTCGACACAATGGAGCAATGCCCGGAACTCGATTTTCAGGCGTTGACGAAGCGTCCGGAGGAGATGCTTCGGTATTCGCGGCGGCGTCGGTTTCCGGTGAATTTGTGGGCGGGGGTGACGGTGGAGTCGGAGCGATATCTGAATCGGATCGAGCCGTTGCTCGAGGTGGAAGCCTCGGTGCGATTTGTGTCGGCGGAGCCTTTATTATCGAGACTGCCGGGGAAATGGATGGAGGGATTGGATTGGGTGATCGTGGGCGGGGAGAGCGGGGCTCATTTGCTGGATGCGCAAGTTCGCGCCGATCGCGGGCTGGTGGAGCATTCGAAGAGTTCTGAATCAGGGCGGGAGAGATGGTCGGCGCGGGAGGACCGTATGGACTGGGTGCGGGAAATCCGGGACGTCTGCGCGGGGGTTGGGGTGGCGTTTTTTTTCAAACAGTGGGGCGGGGTTCGAGGGGAGGCGGCCGGGAATGAACTGGACGGACGGAAATGGGAGGAGTGGCCGACGAGGGGCTAACCGGAGAGAACACAGGGAATAGGGAAACAGAAAAATATACGTCGCCTCCGAAGGCCGGAGGCGACGGAAGAACTTGACAGCGGAATAAAGAATGGGTTTGGGCTGGTAGTGTCTGACCAGGGAAGACGGTCCTGGTTGGGTTGGAGTGAACCCGAGCGGACCGGCGCCGCCCTGAAAACCCACAGGGATTCAATAGCGACGGCACAAAGTCACGACATGAGCACCACCCTATCCAGTTCCAGCACTCTCGAGGAGGTCAAGGGGGCGTACCTTGACAGCGCCTCGTATGCGGCTGACGCGGACGCTGCAAAAGCGCGGGTGTTTATGACGGCGTGCGCGATGTTGCTATTGCTCCTGCCTTCACGGGTGAGCCAGGGCGGCGCCGGAGACGTGACGTTCGACAAGGATTCGATCCGGGAGCAGATGAAATTGGCGGAGGGATGGATTGCGAGTCATCCGGGGGCGGCGGTCGGGAGCGGCGGGGAGAGCCGGTATTTCGACGTGAGGAATTTCAGGGAATGAGGCGGGGCGGCAGACCTGAAGAGGTTGAATCGCTGGCGGATGCGATGGAATCGCTGCGCGGGGAGTATAGCGCGGCGCGGTCGAACCGTTTCCGGCGGACGCGGTTGGGGATCAGTTACCAGGGCAGCGGGGCGGATTATCATTACCGGGACGAGAATGACTATCTGCGGCTATTGGAGTTTGCGCGCGATCTGGACCGGAATGACCTGGTGGCGGGGGCGCTGGCGACTCGCGCGGTGGACAACACGGTGCAGACGGGGTTTCGGGTGGATGCGAAGACGGGGAGCGACGAGCTGGATCTGGCGTTGTGGGAATTATGGGAGGAGTGGAGCCGGGATGCGGAGCAGTGCGACGCGATGGGGGAGTTGACGTTTGGGGCGATGGAGCGGCTGGTTTTCCGGGAATCGCTGGTGGATGGGGACATTGTGGCGCTGCCGCTTCATGACGGCCGGTTGCAGTTGGTGGAGAGTCACCGGGTAAGGACACCGAGCGGGACCAAAAAGAATGTGGTGAACGGGGTGTTGCTGGACAATCGGCGTCGCCGACTGGAGTATTGGCTGACGAAGGACGACATCGATCCCAGCCAGGCGCTGCGGCTGGTGTCGGATGTGATTCCGTATCCGGTGCGGGACGGGGACGGGAATCGGATATTGTTCCATGTCTACAATCCTCGGCGGGCGAGCCAGACGCGGGGCGTGTCGGCGTTTGCGCCAATTTTCGACGCGGTGGGAATGCTGGACGACACGCATTTCGCGCGGTTGGTGCAGCAGCAGATCGTGAGTTGTTTCGCGATTTTCCGGCAGAAGGAGTTGGGTTGGAACGCGCTGAACCCGAGCGGGGGGACGGGGGAGGTGTCGTCGGAGACGTGGCCGTCGGCGTTGGGGACGATCCGGACGCTTCAGGGGATTGCGCCGGGGATGGAGATCGAGGGGCGGCCCGGGGAGACGTTGTCGGGGTTCTCGCCGAACGTTCCGAACCCGGAGTTTTTCCAGTTCGACCGGCTGATCCTGACGTTGATCGGGATGAACCTGGGGATCCCGCTGATCATCGCGCTGATGGATGCGTCGGAAACGAATTTCAGCGGGTGGCGCGGGGCCTTCGATCAGGCGAAATTGGGGTTCGTGGCGAATCAGGTGGGGCAGATCGATCGGTTCGAATCGCCGGCGTGGCGCTGGAAGGTTCGGCAATGGCTGGCGGGGAGCACGGCGCTGCGGAAGATGGCCGGGGTGACTGGGGTGAACGCGTTTGGGCACAAGTGGGTGGCGCCGCGCTGGCCCTACATTCAGCCGATGGAAGACGCGCAGGCGGACGCGTTCCGGATGCAGACGGGTCTGGCGTCGCCGCGGCGCGTGCACGCGGAGCGCGGGCAGGACTGGGAGACGATCGTGGAGGAGTCGATCGCAGACAATGCGTATGCGATCCGGGCGGCGAAGAGGGAAGCCGCAGAGATTAACAAGGAATTTGCGGAGGAGCGGGTGAGTTGGCGGGAATTGATCGCGTTGCCGGTGCCGGAGGGGGTGACGGTGGGGACGAATCCGCAGCCGAGCGAGCCGGGGAGAACACAGAGAACGCAAAAGGGCCAGGAGGCGAGGGCCGATGCTTGACGAGTTGATGATCGAGCGGGGGGCGGTTCGCGGGGTGACGCACCTGGATCAATATTTCGGGCTATGGGCGATCGACGAGGAGATATTCCGGGGCCTGGTGGAACGGGTGGATGCGATGGACGTGGGGGAGCACGTGCGATTGTCCGTGGTCCGTGGTCCGTTGTCCGTTGTGAACATCAAAGAAAAGGGGGGGCCCGGGGAAGGCGAAGAGACGGGCGGTGCAAAGGGCCAGAACCCGGGAGAGATGGCGCAGCGCGGGTATGAGGTGACGGGGGAGGGGGTGGCGGTGGTGCCGGTGATGGGGGTTTTGACGAAGTACGGGAGCAGCCTGGACGATGGCGGAGGTTATCTGGGAATTCGGCGGGCGGTGCGGTTGGCGTCGCGGGATCCGCAGGTGAAGGGGATCGTGTTGGGGATCGATTCGCCGGGCGGAAGCGTGAAGGGGATGGACGATTTGGCGGCGGAGATTGGGCGCGCGAGGTCGGGGAGCGGAAAGCCGGTGATGGCGTATATCGAGGATCAGGGGACTAGCGCGGCGTATTGGCTGGCGGCGTCGGCGGGGATGGTCTTCGCGAATCCGGCCGCGGCGGTGGGCGGGATGGGGACGTTCGGGGTGGTGCGGGACTCATCGGCGCTGGCCGCGAACCTGGGGATCCGGGTGCACGTGATCCGGGCGGGGAAATACAAGGGGATGACGACGCCTGGGACGGCGGTGACGGATGAGCACCTGGCGGAGATCCAGCGATCGGTGGACGGGTATAACGCGCTGATGTTGGACGGCGTGGCTCGGGGGCGGGGGATGTCGGCGGATCGAGTGAAGGAATTGGCGGACGGGCGCGCGCACCTGGCCGGCGAGGCGCTGGGGCTGGGGCTAATCGACGGGGTGATGGGATGGGACGGGCTGATGGAGCAGATGAGGAAGGCGATCGCAGGGAAGGGGTCCGTTATTCGTGGTCCGTCGTCCGTTGAAAACAGCCGGGAGATGGCGGGCGGGATGAAGGAGCGGGCGGAAGGAAGACGTTTGACGGAAGAAACGGGAGAGAACGGGACGAAAATCCAGAGCGAGGTGACAGAGACCATGGCGGGTGAGAACGAACGAAAGAGCGCGACATTGGCGGAGTTGAAGGGGGCGTTCCCGAAGGCGGAGGCCGGGTGGGTGCTGGGCCAGTTGGAGAAGGGGGCGACGGTGGAGGAGGCGCGGGCGGCGTGGGTGACGGTGCTCGAGGCGCGGGCGGCGGCGGCGGAGGCGCGGGCGGCGGCGGCGGAGGAGACGTTGGCCGCGTCGTCGAAACCGATCGGTCAGCCGGCGTTGCCGTCGGGCGTTGCCGCGGGCGTCGGCGGTGTCGGAGCCGGGACCGATCCGATCGCGTCCTGGGACGCGGCGGTGGCGGAGAAGATGAAGGGCGGGAAGTCGAAACGGGATGCGATTCGGGCGGTGGCGACGGAGCAGGAGGCGCTGCGGGAGGCGTATATCGAGGCGCATAACCTGGCCGCGAAGGCGAAGAAATAACGCGCGCGCGAATCGATAGAGGGACAGAGGAACGGAAACGAGAAGCGAAGGAGTGAATGACGATGGCAGTACAGTATCGCGAAGGACGACGGGTAGCGTTTCCGGCGTCGACGACGTTGTCGCAATACCGGCGGGTTCGTTTGGACGCGAACCTGGAGTTGGCATATTGCAGCGACACGAGCCTGGACGGGATCGGAACGCTGGATGTGGATGCGCTGGCCGCGCATGAGTTGTGCGCGGTGAACCTGACGAACGCGCAGGGGACGCAGATCATGGTGGCCGGGGGCGTCATCGACGCATCGGCGGGCGCGTGCAAGGTGTATGCCGCGGCGAACGGTAAAATCGACGACAGCGGGACGGTGGTGGTGGGGTATGCGCTGAGCTCGGCGACGGCGGACGGGGATCACGTGGAAGTGTTGCCCCGGGTGATCGCATAGAGGGAAGAAGAGGGAACGCAGAGAAGACAACGAAAGCGAGGAATGAGAGATGACGAGCGGGCGAACAAGCAAAGGGCCCGGCGGGATGCTGGGCGTGGCGATCATGGCGGTCGCGCTGGTGTTGGCGCAGGCGGTGTTCGGAAACGTGGCGCGGGGCCAGAGCGCGGAGGCTCCGATCAGTCAGGACACGTGCCTGGTGACGGACACGTTGTCGGTGGAGTCGGCGGCGACGGGGTACAAATACCTGGACATGACGGTGTGCCTGGACAAGACGGCGGCGGACATCACGCGGATCGCGCGGGCGAAGACAATCGTGGTTCGGATCAAGGCGTGCGACAACGCGACGAGTCCGAGCATTGCCCCGAGCCGGTGCGATTTTGCGTGGTCGAACGACGTTCCGACGAGCCTGACATTGAACGGGAGCACGCCGGCGAAAAGCGGAATCACAATAGAGGAGGGCGAGGCGGTGGAGTCCTACGTTCTAGCGCGGTACCTGGTGTTTTCAGGTCGACGGGACACATCGAAGGTGAGGGTGGAGCGGGTGAGATAGCTCGCGGGATGGGGGCTAGGAACACGGAGAAGGAACGCAGAATTGAGACGACGGAGAGACAACGATGGGGAAACCGACGACGACATTGGCGACACTGCGTCCGGATTTAGGCGGCAGCGTGGAGGAGATCGACCTGGCATTGGACCGGCAGGGATTCATCGGGCTGGACCTGATGCCGCCATTCGAGACGCAGTTGCAGGCGGGACCCTTCGGGGTGATACCGCGGGAGCAGTTGCTGCAGCATCCGGACACGAAGCGCGGTCCTCGCGGGGTTTACAGCCGCGGGGACTGGAAATTCGAGACGTTGACCTATGCGACGGAGGAGAACGGGCGGGAGCAGACGGTGGACGATCGGGAGGCGGCGATGTACGGGAATTACTTCGACGCGGAGTTGATCGCGGCGGAGTTGGCGCGCGACGCGGTGTTGCGCGCGCAGGAAATCCGGATCCTGAACAAGGCGCTGAACGAAACGAACCACGTTCCGAGCGAGGTCGACGTGGACTGGGCGGATCCGACGGCGAAGGTGGTGACGGACGTCAAGGACTACTGTATCGCCTTTTGGCGGGATACGGGGATGTGGCCGAACGCGATCGCCTTCAGCCGGGAGTTGTACAAGCACCTTCAGCTGAACGAGGAAATTATCGACAAGGTAAAGCGGGTCCAGAACGTGACGCCGCGGGACGTGAATATGGGGCTGATGGAGGCGGCATTCGATCTTCCGCGGATCCTGGTGGCCGGCGGGACGCAGCGAACTAACAACCCGGGTCAAGCGACGGGAGCGTTCGGCACGATTTTCCCGGTGAATCGCGTCGTGATCGCGCGCGTGGCGGAGACGCGGAGCATCAAGGAGCCGTGCTATGGCCGCACATTCCATTGGGGCCAGGATGGCTCGCTGATCGGCGCGGCGATGGAGATGTATCGCAGCGAGGAAGTGCGCGGCGATGTCACGCGCGCGCGAATGGACACGGACGAGAAGGAGATCACCGCGGATTTGGCGAGGTTGCTATCGATGCCGGCGCCGGCGTAGACTCGTTCTCGTTTGCTGTCTCTCTTAGTTTCGGAGTTCCGTTCGGGTGGCCGTATGGCGCCCGGGCGGATCGTTCCCTTCCTCCCTCGAAGACGGGGCGCGGCCGGACCGCCACCCGGCCCGGCCGCGTTCCGATAAAGAGCGGAGAAAAGCGAGAGAGAAGAGAAAGAGATGAGTGAATTCAGGGAGTTGTTCGACACGATGGCGCGGCCGGCATTGCTGGGGATTTTCGGCATACCCGCGACATTTCTGCCGGGGGACGGGAAGCCGCAATTCGAGATCAGGGCATCGGCGGAGAACGCGCGGTTGGAGGATCAGCGGAGCGAGGACGGGAAGGGACGATTGGTTAAGGCGACGGTGGGAGTGGATGCGGCGGCGATCCTGGAGGGGATCGGTCGGGGCGCGTTGCCCGGGGACAAGATTCGGTTTCCACAAGGGGCCTGGGCGGAATTTGCGTCGAACGTGGAGGATGAGGATATTGATCTGGTGGGGCGGAGCGTGGCCGGGGGTGGCGGGGTGTTGGAGGTGGACGGGTATGTGGCGACGGACCGGACGGCGCGGGAGAGTTATCGAAAAAGGTAGGGCTCGAATGTGGTGGCTGATCGGGTTGGCGGTTCTGGGGGTCCCGGCGGCGATAATCGCGGGGCTGGTGGCGATGGGGGCGAGGCACATGGTGGCGGGCCAGGATTGAAATGAACACGGCGCTGACAAAGTTCATGGAGTTGGTGGCGGGTTGTGGGACCTGGCAAGGGATTTGCGGCGTGGAACCGGGAATGACGGAGGAGGAGAAGTCGGCGGCGGGCGCGGCGCGGATCCGACGATGGGGTTGGCAGGGGCATCCGGGTCATCCATTCATGGCGGTGGAGACGGACCGATGGAATCGGAGTTTTGCGGCGACGACGTCGATGCCGGCATCGGGGACGATCGTGTTCCGCTTCGAATTGGCGCGGGCGATGGGGGAGGACGGGAAGGCGTTGAAGGAAATCCATGAGGCTTACGAGGAGGCCCAGGAGTTGGTGGAAGGGCTGGTGGAGGAGATGGGGGAGCGGCAGGGGACGGTGGAGTTGATGAGTCTCTCGCGAATGGAGATCGAGGAGGACGTGGTGACGGGGGAGGAGGAGGAAGTGCAGGCCTGGGCGTTTTTGGGGCGGGCCTACTGGCCCGCTGAATCGTAGTAGAACCGGGGGGACAGCTTGCGATTGTCCCCCCGAGTCCCCCCTCCTCGCTTTTGACGAGGGGGAAGATAGAGAGGAGAATGACTGATGACATTGAGCGCGAGCATGAATTTGGGGATTGTGGGAGTGGGGAGTCCGGTCAGCCAGTTGGTGACGAGGACGGGGAGCCGGACGGTGGACGTGGAGGAGGCGATCGCGTCGGATGCGGCGGATCTGCAGATCGGGTTCGCGTGCGACGTGACGGCGACGAAACTGCTGTATATGGAGAGCAGCGTCGCGTTGACGATCGAGACGAACAGTTCGAGCGCGCCGCAGGAGACGATCGTGCTGGCGGCGAACGCGCCGCTGGTATGGATTCCGGGGGCGGCGGGCCAGGCGGCGCCGTTCGCGGGGGACGTGACGACGATCTACGTGACGAATGACAGCGATCCGGCGGTGGCGGGCACGCTGAAGATCAAGATGCTGGATGACGTCACGCCGTGACGTTGATGCCGGGAAGGGGCGGAGAGAAGAGCAAGACGGATTGGACTGATTGCGGGATTGGACGGATCAGATGATCGAGATCGAGATGACGGTTCCGGAGTATGGGACTCGGATCGAGGAGTTCGGGCGGAATGCGTTGTCGGTGGCGCATCAGCGGGCGGGATTGGCGGCGCTGCGTTGGCTGCACGACGAGCGGTTGCCGAAGCGTTTTGACGGGACGATGGAGGGGGCGCTGGGGTGGAAACCGCGGGACCCGAAATATCAGCGGGCGAAGGCGAAGTGGAAGCACCGGACGGCGTTTCATAATTGGGCGGGGACGACGAAGGCGCGCTTCCGGGATCGGTCGATCTTGACGGTGAAGAAGAATTTGCTGCGGTGCCGGATCGAGGGGCTGGGGGTGCAATACAGCGGGGCTGGTCGGCGGAGGTGGATGCGGACGGAGTTGCGGCGGATTACGGGGGCGGAGTTGAAGGGGATGTCGGAGATTTATGGGAAGGTGTTTGTGGAGACGCTGAAGCGTGATCCGAGCGTGAGGAAGAGACGGATCGTGGCGGGGTGGATTGGGCAGCTGGGCGGCGGGGCCAGCGGGCGGATTGGACCGAGGCACCTGGGAGTATAAGGAAGAGGAAAGAAGGAAGAAACCGAGAGGAGCAAGAAATGTTCAGGATTTATCCGGTGTCGGTGAATGGGAACCTGGTGTCGGGGATTCAGGATGTTCGGACGCCGCGGGGTGTGGACGTGCAGCGGGCGTTGTCGGACGGGGGGATCGATGCGCGATTTGCGGCGGTGACGGGGAGAGGACCGCGTGGCGGGTTCGACACGATCGATTTGCTGACGGCGCTGGGGATCATCGGGATCGACGGGGTGGTGGGGGACGTCGTGATGTATGACAAGAGTGTGGACGCGGTGGGCGGGGCCGCGGCGGGGAGCGCGCACAACAAGTACACATTTTCGATGTGCCTGACGGTGTTGCGGCGGATCAGCGCGCGGGCGCGCGGGCTGGCGTCGGCGAACTACGAGTGCACCGGGTATGGGAGCAGTTACCCGCTGACGACGCAGAAACTGCAGGCGTTGGGGACGGACGCGACGGGGTCGATCGCGACCTATACGGTGGGGCCGGTGGTGTTGAACGGGACGCGTCTGGACAAGATCGTGTCGATCGATCTGGACACGGGGATCACGCTGGAGGTGGACCCGAGCGAGGTGGACACGTGGCCTTCGGCGGTGTCGATCGGGGGGAAGGTTCCGTTGATCACGGTGGCGACGAGCGATCCGGCGGCGGCGACGGCGATCGGCGAGGCGGGGCTGGCGGTGTCGACGGTGACGGCGTATTTGCGAAAGCGGGCAATGACGTCGACGCATTATGCGACGGGGTCGAATCACATCAGCCTGACGCAGACGGCCGGGGTGGTGATCCCGCTGGACACGGCCGGGGGCGGTAGATTGTTCACGTTCGCGATATTGCCGGTTCGGACGGCTGGGGGCGGGGCGCCGGGGACGGTGGTGGTGAGTTTGGCGGCGACACTGCCTTCATAAGAAAAGAGCGACACGGATTGGACGGACGCGACGGATGACAGACGGATAAGAAATTATGCCTGAATTCTTATATTTTGTGGAGACGGGCGGCGGGCGCTCGGGGCTTCGGCCGGGGGAGTGTCCGGAGTTGGGGCGGGTGATGCCGCGCGGGGCGGCGTGCCTGGCGGTGGGGGCGGAGTCCTCGCCGTCGCCTCGAGGAGCGGCGGGGCTGTTGTGCGTGGATTCGGCGTCGGCGATCGGGCCGGAGCGATTGAGGATTCGCGGGAACAAGGACGGCCCGCGGATTCGATGGGAGGAATGGGGCGAGGGAAGCATCGGGACGCAGCGGGTGAAGATTGTGGTTGGGATGTGGGAGGATTGGAGGCCTGGGGAGCGGGATTTGATGCGGGCGCGGGTGCGGGAGGGGTATCGTGTGGAGCTGGGGAATGGGGAAGAGTGGCTGGTGCCGGTGTTGAAATACGCGACGGGTCGGAGCGGTTTGCCGGAGGAGTTGCGGGTGACGTCGGAGGGTAAATTGGAGCGGAAGCCGCGGGTGGAGTACGCGGGATTGTGCGCGCGGGCGGAGCGGTATTGGGAGGCGTTGCTGGCGATCGCGGGGGGCGCGCGTGCGGAGTCGGTGATCTTGAGCGACGCGGAGGGGTATCTGCTGGCGTGCGAGGCGCTGGGGCTGAATTACCGGGTGACGCGGGCGGAGGTGAACTTGCTGGGGTTGCTGAACGATGTGGCGGACCGGCAGACCTTGGGGCAGGCGGTGTATGCGGCGGTGGACGGGCCCGGGCTGGAGGCGTTTGCGTCGGCGCTAAAAAAAAACGACGAGGGGGCCGAGTGATGGAGGATTGGAGGCTGTGGCGGGACGGGGTGGTGAATTGGGGATGGGTGCCGTTGTGGTGGGTGGGGGCGGCGGAAGAAGCGATCAGAACAGAGGCGCAAAGGCACGGAGAATAAGGCATGGCTGACGTTGGCGGGAATGAATCAGTGAACATGGAGGCACGGATGAACGTGCAGTCGGTGGAGACGGGGGCCTCCACGATCACGGCGATATTTGAGCAGAAGGTGGCTGGGGCGCTGGGGACGGTGAAGCAGAAGGGGAAGGAGTTGCGGGAGGAGTTGGAGGAGGCGGGAAAGAAGGGGGAGGAAGGCGGGAAGAAAATCAGCGAGGGGATGCTGGCGGCCGGGGCTGCGATCGCGGCGGCCGGGGTGGCGCTGGGGAAGTTTGTGAGTGAGTGGGCGGGGTTCGACAAGCGGTTGGCGGAGCGATCGATCGCGGCGAAGGAAGGGGCGGTTGGGATGATGCTGGGGACGGGGGTGAAGCCGGAGGAGGCGGGTTGGATCGGGGAGGGGATCAACCTGGCATCGATATCGGGGGGCCCGGAGATGACGCGGGAGCGGGCGACGAGTTTGTTCGGGGCAATACGGAGAGCCCATCCGCAGGCGCCGATCGGACGGCAGTTGGAGTTGCTGAAATTGGGGGGCTTGGTGGGGGCGGAGATCCCGCAGGAAACGCTGGAGCGGGTTGGGGGGTTGGCGGCGCTGATATTGGAGGTGAACCCGGAATTCGGGGAGCAGCGGGCGTTTGCGATGGCGTATCGGTTGGCGACGCAGAGCGGGGAGGGCGGGGAGCGGATGCAGCGGATGCTGAAGGAGATTCGGGGCGCCGCGGGGTATGAGGACACGGAGGCGGCGGTATTGACGCGGTTGGCGACGGTGGAGGCGGCGGGGCAGGCGGGATTGCGGGGGGAGAGTGTGGAGTTGCCGACGAAAGCGGTGGAGGACGCGCTGAAGGGTTTCGACACGATCGATGGGAGGAAGATCGCGAAGGCTCCGCTGCTGCGGGCGTATGCGCAGAAATATGGGAAATTGGCGGCGGAGCGTTGGGTATTGGCGGGGCGGGCGCCGCGGGAGGAGATGGAGCGGTTGCTGGGCGCGACGGAGTTGGAGCGGTTGGGTCTATTGCAGGCTCGGTATCCGGGGGCGATGGTGGGATATTCGCAGGCGACATGCGCGGGGATGGCCGGGGACGTGGCGGGGGTGGCGGCGGTGAAGGGGCCCTATGAGGAGGCGATGGAGCGTGTGGAGATGCGTCGGCGTCGGAAGGAGATGGCGTTGGAGGAGGAGGCGGAGGCGGGTGAGGCGGCGATCAAGGGGATGACGGAGGCGATGAGCGAGGCGTGGGCGGGGCAAGGGAAGGCGGGGATGGTCGTGGCGCCATTGGTAGAGCGTATAAACCGGATGGGGGCGG